TTATTAAACGGTAGTAATCAAGCCGCTGGTGGATCAACAGTTCCGGGTCAACAACCTACAACAGCACCTAATAGCAGAGTACCAACAACTCCAACAAACCCTCTTGGTAATATGGTTCAAGGCCTTGGAGGACTGTTTACTACTACACCGGGTAATGTTAGAGTAGCAAATCCACAAGAGATTGTTCCAAATCCAACACCAGAAGCAGAAGGTTCAAAAGACGTTTGGGGCGATTGGTTTGGCGGCCCGGCCGGATTGGCCAACATTAGAGAATCAGGACCTGAAGCAGTTGTTCCAAAAGGTAAAATTGGTGAGTTCTTTAAAGATATGATGGGTGGTATGGATGTTAGTAATCTTGCACCACCTAGCGGCGGCCTAAGTCAGAAAGACATAGAAGCTGAACTGAAAAAGATGACAGGAAACATAGATCAGCCACGTAATCAGAAACCGGCCGAAATGAATATGGAACAAATGGACGGTATGATGAAGTCTATGAAAGCCATGTCACCTGAATCACTATTAGAAATCGTAAGAACTAGTAGTAACGAGCAAATGGCTAACCTTGCTAACAAAGTCTACGGGCAAATGGCTTCTAAACAAGAAGGTAAAATAAAGACAGCAAGTCCTGGCAAATCGATTAATCCAGAAACTGGAGAAGAGTATACTCCGCTAGGTGACACTAAGCCAACAGCCGCAGTCAATCCAATTGCTGGACTACAAAAACAACTAGTGGGGCTAGGAGCCAAAATTAAAACTGATGGCATTATGGGTCCAGAAACCATGACAGCAATCAAAGCCAACATGTCAAGTATGGTTAGAGATACTGCCAAAAAAGCAGAACCTCCATTACCTGCACCAACTGCTAAACCGGCTGTATCTGAGACACCACCTACAATGCCTGGCACCGGTGATGCTACTCTATCTGATGTGGTTAAGAGCTTAGAATCGTTAAATATGCTTATGGGTCAACTAACTGCTCATGCTGCCGAAACTGCTGATAATAGTAGTGCTACAGTTAAAGCAACTAGAGGACTAAGTGGCAATCTCTACGCTAGGTAAAAATAAATGTCTTGGAAAAAATACTTCACTCCTTCGCCGATCGGTAGTTCTGGTAGATCATCAGTAGTACCCTTTAACGGCAGTACCGGTGCTGGACCTGCTCGAACAAACTACAGTAGCTATCTACCAGATGTTTATACAGGTAGCCCAAATAGATTAGATAGATATCTTCAGTATGACACAATGGACAGCGATCCAGAAGTTAATGCCGCATTGGATATTCTAGCTGAGTTTTGCACACAAAAACTAAAAAATAACAATGCACCATTTGCTGTTGAATGGCGCAGTAAGGCCACTAATCCTGAAGTTCGTATTGTAGGAGAGTACCTAAGTCAGTGGAGCAAATTACAAAATTTTGAAACTCGTGCATTTAGAATTGTACGTAATGTTTTCAAATTTGGCGATGCTTTTTTTATCCGTGACCCAGAAACACAAAAATGGTTTTATGTAGATCCAGGTAAGGTAACAAAAATTATTGTTAATGAAAGCGAAGGTAAGAAACCCGAGCAGTATGTTATCAAAGACATTAATCCTAACTTTGAAAATCTAGTAGTAACACAGCTAACAACCAGTATTAAAAGCCAAAGTACAGGTAATTCAAGCGGCTCTGGTGCAGGACCATTTACTGGAGGTAAGGGTGTTTCAGGTAGTTATCCTACAAGCAATCAAAATAGATTTAGTTTAGATCAAGGCGAATATGCTATTGATGCTAATCATGTTATACACCTAAGTTTAAGTGAAGGATTAGATAACAATTTTCCGTTTGGCAATAGTCTACTTGAAAACATATTTAAAACATACAAGCAAAAAGAATTGCTTGAAGATGCTATCTTAATCTATCGTATACAACGTGCTCCAGAACGTAGAGTATTCCATATTGACGTGGGCAACATGCCAGCACACATGGCCATGGCCTTTGTAGAACGTGTTAAAAATGAAATACATCAAAGACGTATTCCTAGCCAAACAGGTGGTGGTGCCAATGTAATTGACAGTGCTTATAATCCACTATCAATCAACGAAGATTACTTCTTTCCTAAGACAGCAGAAGGCCGTGGATCAGAAGTTACCATGTTACAAGGTGGTTCAAACCTTGGCGAGATTGACGACTTAAAATACTTTACTAACAAGTTATTCCGCGGCCTACGTATTCCATCAAGCTATTTGCCAACAGGCGCAGATGATAGTCAAACAAGTTTTAATGATGGTCGCGTTGGTACTGCTTACATTCAAGAACTACGTTTTAACAAGTATTGTGAACGTTTACAAAGTCTATTAACCAGCACATTTGACGAAGAATTCAAGCGATACATGTATTCAAAAGGGTTGAATATTGACCCTAATCTATTCACTTTACGCTTTAATCCGCCAATGAACTTTGCCAGTTCACGCCAAGCGGCAGTGGATGCAGAACGTATTAGTACATTTAACACAGTTCAAGCACTACCGTTTATTAGCAAACGTTTTGCATTAAAACGTTATTTGGGACTAACAGACGAAGAGATTGCAGAAAATGAACGTATGTGGGGTGAAGAGTCCGGTAAAGGACAAGCATCACATACTGATGCCGCAGGCGAATTACGCTCAGCAGGTATTACAGCAGGCGGAATTGAAGGTGATTTGAGTGCCGTAAGTGATACAACAGCACCCGAAGATATGACAGGCGGTGCAGATGATATGCCAACTGCTGGAGCCGCACCAGCAGGACCTGCAACACCTCCAGCCGCATAAATACATCATGATTCTTAGAGAACTGTTTTATATTGATGCTGATACGAGAAGATTCTCGAATGATCTACGTTACGATGTAGGTCACGATAGCTCTCCTATACACAGAAGCGATACACGTAAAACCCGTTTATCTCTAAGACAAATCAATGAACTAAGAAAAAGTAGCGAAGCCCATTTCTTAGAACAAGAAAGTGAATTAGAATTTATTCATGCAATGTATGCCGTTCCGGCAGCACCGGCGGTATAATTTTTAAAAAATCTGTCAAAACTGACAGTTTTTCGTCTATATTACACATGTTTTTTAACATTAGTGTAAATAATAACACAGCCTTGTAACCATAACAACAGGAGATAAACATGACTGATCGAAATAAATTCGAGCAGATGCTCGAAGCCTTGATTAACGAAGAAACAGAAAAAGCGAAAGAAATTTTCCACGACATCGTTGTAGAAAAATCCCGCGATATTTACGAAAGTCTTTTAGAAGACGATTTTGCTCCACCAGCAGAAGAGCCAACAACAGAAATGTTTGGATCTGACGAAGAAGGTGACGAAAGCGAAGAAGAGCCAGCAGATGATGAAGTTGGTGACATGGATATGGATATGGGCGACGAAGAAGGCGCCGACGGTGAAGAAATGGACGACAGTGAACAAACTGATCGTATTCTTGACCTAGAAGATGCTTTAGAAGAACTAAAAGCAGAATTTGAACAACTAATGGCCGGTGATGATGACATGGGCGGTGACGACATGGGCATGGGCGGTGACGCTTCAGATGACATGATGGGTGACGTTGGAATGGACGGAATGGACAAGCCAATGGACGAGTTTGCATTTGAAGAAGAAGAAGACGAAGATGAAAGCCAACTTAACGAATACGTTACACAAGTTGGTGGAAAGCAATATAACCAGTTTGGCAAAATGGGTGACAACGGTGTAAACACTAAGTCAATCGTAGCCGGTAAGAACGATATGGGCGGCACTACTGCTAATATCGCTAAGTCATTCTCAACAGAGAAAGGCGGCACACAAGGTGGTTTAGCTAATCCTTCTACTAAAGAAGAAAACTTTGGCAACGTAAACGTACCAGGCGGCAACGCAGGTAAGACAGCGTTCAAGAAGAAAGAACCTGGCCATGGTGCAGAAAGAAAGAGCTCCGGCGACAACGGTGATAAGAGCGCAAGTAGCCCTATCAACGGTTTAAAAAGCCGCGCTAAGTAATAGAAGAATACATTGAAAAATATGTTATATCTCCGAGAGAATCTCAGTTTCAACGAAGCAAAAATGATCGTTGAGTCTGATGACAAAGATGGGAAAAGTTTATACATGTCCGGGATTTGCATCCAGGGCGGTATACGCAACGCTAACCAGCGTGTTTACCCTGTTAATGAGATTGGCAAGGCTGTCAAAA